TCAAGACGAAGCCATGACTTTTGCGGCTTTTGGCATACACAAAAAGCTTGTTGAGGACGAAGGGTTTGACCCAACGTCCGATGAGTATTATAGTGAACTTGATAATCGGATTGCTTCGCGGTTCAAAACTGAGCCAAAAGCAGCCGATACGGGTACTGGCAAACGCAACGCTCAGACTGTTGCTGGTGTTTCCCGCGCTACTGGAAGTAGTTCATCTGGGCGCAAAAGGGTACGACTCACACCAACCCAAGTGCAGATTGCTAAAAAATTAGGTGTGCCGCTAGAAGAATATGCGAAATATGTGAAGGAGTAAGAGAGATGACTGAAGCAACGGAAGATCGTTTTAAGGCCATTGATCGTGCGCCTCGCGACAACAAAACACGGGAGAAAACGGCTCAAAGACGTCCGTGGGCTCCCCCGTCCATGCTAGATGCTCCGCCTGCGCCAGAGGGCTATGCACATCGTTGGATTCGCGCTGAAGTACGTGGTTTTGACGACCGCAAAAACATTTCAGCAAGATTGCGTGAAGGTTGGGAATTGGTTCGTTCCGACGAATATCCTGACTTTGAGGCTCCAGTGATTGATTCAGGTAAATATGAAGGAGTGTTTGGGGTTGGTGGACTTATTCTTGCCAGAATACCCGTAGAAACCATTGCAGAACGCAACGAATACTTTGCGCAGCGAAATGCAGACCAAATGCAAGCGGTTGACCACGATATGATGCGCGAGAATGCACACTCAACTATGACAATCAGCAAAGCTGATCGTCAATCTCGTGTAACCTTCGGTGGCCCACGCAAGTAGCGTGGCCCCACAATTGACGGAGAAATGTTATGGCAAATGCCGAAACAGCTTTTGGTCTTCGTCCTGTCGGGCTGGCGGGCAGTGCAACAAACAGCACTGGCCTAACAACCTATGAAATCGCTTCGAACAACACGAACGCGATTTATCAGTACGGTCTTGTAACACCAACAGCAGCTGGTGTTATTGATTATGCTGGTGCCACAAGTGGTGGAACCACTGCGGCTTTAGGTGTCCTGATGGGTGTAAAGTACCATGATAGCGTCCAAAAGAAACCTGTCTGGCTAAACTACTGGCCGGGTTCTGGTAGCGTAAGCGTAGACACAAACTATCCAGTTGAAGCGGTTGTCGCAGACAATCCAAACCAGCTGTTTGTTGTGGCTGCGGATGCAACATTAACTGACCGCGCGACAGCGTTGGCAGGCGTATTTGCAAACGCTTCACTTGGCACTTCCGCACGTACCGGTTCAACCGATACAGGACGTTCCAATTCTCAACTTAGTGTGTCTTCAATCGCCGTAACAGCGACACTGCCTTTGCGTATTGTTGGTCTGGTAGACGATGATGCAAACAATGATTACGCGTCAGCAGGCGCGCATTTGCTTGTACGCATTAACGCACACTACAACGCAGCAACTCGTCGTTTTGATTCGCAGACTACTGCGGATTCGACGGGCACATAAGGAAGGGAATAGAATATGGCTATCTCTCGCGCACAATTAGCGAAAGAGTTGGAACCCGGCCTTAACGCGCTGTTTGGTCTGGAATATGATCGTTACGAAAACGAGCATGCCGAAATCTTTGATGAAGAGTCTTCTGACCGTGCATTCGAAGAAGAGGTGATGCTTGGTGGCTTCGGAACGGCTCCAGTTAAAGGTGAAGGCGGAGCGATTTCGTTTGATGACGCACAGGAAACATACACTGCGCGTTATACACACGAAACAATCGCACTGGCGTTTTCAATCACTGAAGAAGCGATTGAAGATAACCTTTATGACCGTTTGGCCGCGCGTTATACTCGTGCTCTAGCTCGCTCTATGTCACAGACAAAGCAAATCAAAGCGGCGTCTATCTTGAACAACGCGTTTAGCACTTCTTCACCAATCGGTGACGGTGCGGCTCTTTGTTCATCGGCACACCCAAGCTTGTCAGGAAACCAGCGTAACCAGCTGTCAACTCCTGCGGACTTGAACGAAACATCAATTGAGCAAATGCTTATTGATATTGCCGGTCTGACAGACGAACGTGGTTTGAAAATTGCGGTTCGTGGTATGAAACTTATCATTCCAAAAGA